TGCCAAGGTCCTAGGTCGGTCCAGGGGCCGTAAAAGGCCCCTACTCGTAGCCGGTAAGTACAACCCCGTTCCTGGCGTGGAGAACCAGAAACGGAATCATGAGCCTCTGCAAGCCACCGGAGCCACCCCTCACGGGGCAGCCCGAGCTGCTGATAACTCATCTTACCACCGTCACTCAAGCGATACAGTTGCGATGCAACTACTCCGAGCAAATTACTTGGCTCGGACCCTTCAACAGGGACCGCCTGGTATCGAACGCCTGACACTCCCTCCCAACCGTCCTTATTAGAGACGATCAAGGGGGATGACTGGCTCTCATCCCAGTTGCTCTTCAGACCATCGGAATCTCCAGCATGAGCCGGGACCCGACAATTCTGACTAACAGGATGAGGTAACGCTCGCAGGACTGTGAGCCAAGGCGCAAACATTCGTTTGTCGCAACCATCAAGGTTGTTACGACGATGAGCAACTTGACGCAGACCATTAGCAAGCCTAAAGAGGGTTTCAACCTCGTTCGGTACTTCCTTTTGAAAGAACGGACGGACTTCGTATCCATCATAATAATCCTTACCGCAACTCTCGCGGAATGGCCCCGCCTTGAAAGACTTCGCCCCGTTAAGGGTGAAGCCTGCCCAGGTCAGGACTTCCTCAGCGAGAGAATAAGCGGCAACTGGGATTACAATGTCGTCACCGTACACCAACACCGACGTGTCGATGTCCAGTTCCGTGCACACTCCGAGCATTAGACCCCAAAATATCAGGGTCTCGAGCTCGAAGGTGAAACCATTCCCCATAGAGGAGAACTTCTCGTAGACTAACCACTTGTCTTCGTACAAGCCGATTTTCGATCGGACAAGATCCAGACAGCTATACCACCCGTCAGGGAGGAGTAGCCTGACTAGTTCGCGGGAGACTGTGTCGCTCGCGGATGCTAAGTCAATGGTAGCCAGAGTCCCAGATAACGACCCCTCCTTTGCCGCACGCTGATTAGGCGTTTTGTCGTCGAGATCGATTCCAACGCGTCGCAACTTTCGCCGCATCACGGTACCTAGCCCAAGTTGGGCATAGATATTCATGAGCGGTTCAATTGCAATGGCGCGATGGGTCACTGTGGTTTTTGGAACGAAAGCTACTTTGTTGCCGGGCGTAAGAGTGAAATCGGATTCGCAGATTATAGGCCAAAAGCCTTCTACCTCACAATCCGTAACACTCCGTGCCCATTGAGGCTGGCTCATCACGAGCAGAGCCGCAACAGCCGTCATGTCTTTAGTGACAGACGGACGGACCTGCAGCTTATCGTAAAGGGAGGTTAATCCCTTGACCTCGGTATGATTAAACGTACCGGGACCAAATCGACAAGCGTAGAGCCATTCACGAGACTCCGGACGGTCCCCAATCACTGCGTGGATTTTCGCTATCGCTGTCGATATGACACGCGAAATAGCCCCGCCTGCCTCTTTCGAGGGGGCGGCCACAAAGCGACGGATTCGATCGTTCGTCTCCTTACACGCCTGCTCAGCAGCCAGGAATTTCTCCCTGGCCGCCGCCTCCGGGTCAACACCCTCAATTTTGAGGGGCACTTTCTTTAAAAAGCTGACGGCTTGATAGTCGTCGGCAAAAGATGATGCCGTGGTGTAACACGAAGGAAGAACGGACTTCCGAACAAGTTGTTCG